ATGGCGCAGATCGGCAAGGCGGCGACCCGCGCAGCGCGCAGCGCGCGGCCGGGGGCGGCGCAGATGACGCAGTTTCTGGAAGCGCTGGCGGAGTCGTCGAATGTTGCGGCGTCGGCGCGCGCCGCGGGGGTAACGAGCAACGCAATGTACCGCGAGCGGCGACGCAATGAAGGGTTTGCGGCGCGCTGGCACGAGGCGCTGTGCGAAGGCTTTGCGCGGCTGGAGGCCGAATTGCTGTCGGAGGCGCTGGTCGCCCCGAGCGGCAATGTGAAGGAGGCGACGCTGAAATCGCGGGCGCAGAAATATCGGCTGGGGCTGGCCTTGCTGGCGGCGCACCGGGCGGCGGTACGCGGAGCGAAGCTGCCGGGCGGTGGCGCACCGATGCGCGGGAGCGCGAAGGACCGGCTGCGCGCCAAGCTGGATGACATCCGCGCCAACGCCGCCGCCGAGTGCGGCGAACCGGGCGACGGTTTTTGAAGCGCCTGACCGACGTTCGCGACCTGCCGGACAAGGACTATGACGCCTGGTTCAAGCGGCTTCGCGATGACCGATATGAAAAGCTGCTGACCGACTGGTCGTGGTGGCGGCGCGACGACCAGCAACCTCCCGCGGGTGACTGGCATGTGTGGATGCTGCTGGCGGGACGCGGGTTCGGCAAGACGCGGACCGGCGCCGAATGGGTGCGCGCCTTTGCCGAAGCGACGCCGGGGGCGCGGATCGCGCTGGTCGCGGCATCGCTGCACGAGGCGCGGCAGGTGATGGTCGAGGGCGAGAGCGGCTTGCTGGCGATCGCGCCCGATGCGCGGCGGCCCGATTATGAAAGCAGCCTGCGGCGGCTGACCTGGCCCAATGGCGCGGTCGCGACGCTCTATTCGGCGGCCGAGCCCGACAGTTTGCGCGGGCCGGAACATGAAGCGGCGTGGTGCGACGAAATCGCCAAATGGCCGCAGGGCGAGGCGGCGTGGGACAATCTGATGCTGACGATGCGGATCGGCGCGCGGCCGCGGGTGGTCGCGACGACGACCCCGCGCGGGGTGCCGCTGGTGCGGCGGCTGATCAAGGAAAAGGGCGTCGCGGTGACGCGCGGGACGACGGCGAGCAACCGGCTGAACCTGTCGCCGCGCTGGATCGCGACGATGGGGGCGATTTACGGCGGGACGCGGTTGGGGCGACAGGAACTGGACGGCGAATTGCTGGAGGATGTGGAGGGGGCGCTGTGGACGCGGGAATTGATCGAGCGGTGCCGGGTCGATGCGGACAGCATCGGTAAACCGGTGCGGGTGGTGATCGGGGTCGATCCGCCGGCGAGTGCGCAGGGCGATGCGTGCGGGATCGTGGTCGCAGCGCTGCTGCGCGATGGCCGGGTCGCGGTGGTTGAGGATGCCAGCGTCGAGAAACCGCCACCGCATGTATGGGCGCAGGCGGTCGCGGCGGCTACGGCGCGCTGGGGCGCCGACCGCGTGGTCGCCGAAAGTAACAACGGGGGCGAAATGGTCATGAACACGCTGCGGCAGGCCGACCTGACGCTGCCGGTGGCGCCGGTGCACGCGCGCGCAGGGAAGGTACGCCGCGCCGAGCCTGTGGCGATGGCCTATGAGTGCGGCAAGGTGGTTCACGCGGGAGTGTTCAGCGGCCTCGAGGACCAGCTTTGCGGGTTGCAGATCGGCGGTACTTATGTGGGACCGGGACGCTCGCCCGATCGCGCCGATGCCTGCGTTTGGGCCGTGACGGAGGTATTGAAGCTATCCAATCAAGGAACAATTCCGCGCGTAAGGAGGTTTACCAAACTGTAAGAAGAATATTGCATTCCGGTGCGAGATTCGTAGATACAGCCTTTCGAGAGGGATGGGCCATGCTTTCGCCAGAAATGAACGAGCGAGTGAACGCGCTTCGCCACCTGATGTCGGATGACAGCGGAAAGGGTGACTTCGTTTTTCCGACCTTGCTCAAAGAAGTACCGTCTATTACTTCTCCCAATACGGTTTATCGGGGGGTAGACAGCGAGTATGGCGAACTGGGAAGACGTCCTAAACGAGATCGCTGAAGAGCAACGGCGTGCCCAACGATCATTCGATACGGTTCGAAGAAAATACCTAAAGCAGCTGTCTGACCACACTGGTCGCAACGCCATAGCCTATTATTCAGGGTGGCAATCCAATCCAAATGTCAGCGGCACGGAAATTCGCGACGAAGATCGCGATGGTTTTATGCGCGCCCTCCATGGACTTGATACGTCCAAAGGGCTTGATCTCATACTTCATACTCCCGGCGGGAGTATTGCTGCCACGCAAGCTATAATTACGTATCTTAGGGAAAAGTTTGGCCGGAATATTCGAGCAATTGTTCCTCATACAGCGATGTCTGGAGGGACCATCATGGCATGCGCGTGCAAAGAAATAATCATGGCGCGGCATTCCAGCATCGGTCCGATTGATCCACAGATACGGGGAATACCTGCGCAGGGAGTGCTCAAGGAGTTTGAGAGAGCATTCAAAGAAATTTCAGAAGATCCGAACAAGCAGGTGGTTTGGCATCCCATCCTGGCGCAGTATTCTCCTACCTTCCTTGGAACGTGCGAGAATGCCGTCAATTGGTCGGAAGCGTTTGCTCGGCAGCAGCTGGCAGATAACATGTTCTATCGTCAGAAGAACTCGCAAAAGAAGATAGACCAAGTCATTAGTGCTTTGACCGCATTTGATGAGGTCAAACTTCATGAACGGCAAATCGGGTACCAAGAAGCTCGAAAAATCGGCTTGAAAATCAAACTATTGGAAAACCATCAAGGGCTTCAGGATGTCGTCTTGCCGCTTCATCATTGCTACGTGCACACTCTTTCTAACACGGGCGCTTTCAAGCTCATCGAGAACCATGATGGAGCGAGCTTCATCAAGATGATGCGTGAATGAGCGATGGCTAAGACGTAGGTCTCAGCCTCACTAAATCGGAGGATTCTCATGAACTGGTTTGGCCGGAAGGCTGCGCAGTCCGCTGCGCGGCCTGCTTTGTCGCGGGTGTATGGGGCATATGGGGTGATGGGCGGTGCGCCCGCGCCCTTGTCGTTCGAGGCGCAGGTGCGCGAGGGGTATCTGTCCAATGCGATCGTGCAGCGGGCGGTGCGGCTGGTGGCCGAGGCGGCCGGAAGCGCGCCGATCGTTGCGAGCGATCCGGCGCTGGGGGCGCTGGTGGCGGCGACGTCGGGCGGGCAGGGGCTCGTTGAGACGCTCGCGTCGCAGCTGTTGCTCCACGGCAATGGCTATGTGCAGATCTTGACCGATGGCGCGGGGGCGGCGGCGGAGCTGTTTGCGCTGCGTCCCGAGCGGGTAACGGTCGAGGCGGATAGCCGCGGGTGGCCGGTCGCCTATCGGTACAAGGCGGGCGGGTCGGCGGTGGTGCTGCCCGCCGAGGATGGCGCGGGGCGGACGGCGGTGGTGCATGTGAAGGCGCTGCACCCGCTGGACGATCATTATGGCGCGGGGTGCCTGGGCGCGGCGGCGGGCGCGATTGCGGCGCATAATGCCGCGGCGAAATGGAATGCGGCGCTGCTTGAGAATGCGGCGCGGCCGTCGGGGGCGCTGGTGCATGATCCGGGCGACAAGGGGATGCCGTTGTCGGCGGAGCAGGTCGAGCGGCTGCGCGAGGAGCTGAGCGAGAGTTTTGCGGGCGGGGCGAATGCGGGGCGGCCGTTGCTGCTGGAGGGCGGGCTCAAGTGGCAGGCGCTGTCGCTGACGCCTGCCGAGATGGATTTCCTGGCGCTCAAGGAGTCGAGCGCGCGCGAGATTGCGATGGCGTTCGGGGTGCCGCCGATGCTGCTCGGGCTGCCCGGCGATGCGACCTACGCCAATTACCGCGAGGCCAATCGGGCGCTTTGGCGGCTGACGGTGCTGCCGCTCTGCGCGAAGATTTTGGGGGCGGTGGCGCAGGGGCTGCGCGGGTGGTTCGACAGGGCGGAGCTGCGGGTCGACCTGGATCAGGTGCCGGCGCTGGCGGAGGACCGGATGGCGCTGTGGCACGAGGTGTCGGCGGCGGACTGGTTGAGCGCGGACGAGAAGAAGGCGTTGTTGGGGGTGGCGTAGCGTTTGCGGGCGACGGCCCACCCCCACCCAGCTTCGCCTAGGCAGCAAGCTGCCAAGGCTGCGCAACCCTCCCCCATCCCAGGGGGAGGGATTTTTGTGAGGACATCGACATGGATGAGGAAGAGGCGCTGGCGCGGTTGATCGCGCTGGCGGGGACGAGTGCGCCCGATGCGGCCTTGCTGCGCGCGGTGGTCGAGGAGGCAAGCGAGCTGGGGGCGCGGCGGGCGCTGGCGCGGCTGGGGCTGGCCGATGCGGCGGCGCGCGACGACATGGCCGACCTGCGCCAGCTGCTCGGCGCGTGGCGCGACGCCAAGACGAGCGCGTGGAAGGCGGCGGTCGACTGGGCGGTGCGCGCGATGCTGGCAATGCTGGTCGTGGGGCTGGCGGTGAAGCTGGGGCTGCCGGGGCTGTTGCGGTGAGGGTGCACGCGGTGCTGGATAGAGGTTCACGCGGAGACGCGGAGGCGCGGAGGGAAGAAAGAGATTCGCGCAGAGGCGCAGAGAACGCAGAGGCGTTGGCGTGGAAATCGGCGGCGCAATCCGGTGTACACGTTGGGGAAATGAGGGCGGCTTTGCCGCCTTTTTCTTGCTCTCCGTCCTCTGCGTCTTGGCGCGAACAATCCGTCGTCCGCTTTGCTGGCTATGCGGCGGTGTTCGATCGGGTCGATCGTGGGGGCGATGTCGTGCGGGCGGGGGCGTTTGCGGCGAGTTTGCGGGAGCGACGGGCGGTGCCGCTGCTTTGGCAGCATCGGCCGGGGGCGGTGATCGGGGTTATCGAGCGATTGGCGGAGGATGCGCGCGGGCTGCGGGTGGTGGCGCGCCTGACGCATCCGACGCCGGCGGGGCTGGTCGCGCGTGGGGCGCTGACGGGATTGAGCTTTGGCTATCGGGTGACGGCGGCGCGGGGGGCGCGCCCGCGCGAGTTGCTGGGGCTGGAGCTGGCCGAAGTGAGTCTGGTGGCGGTGCCGATGCAGCCGCTGGCGCGGGTGATTGCGGTGGATTCAACGAAGGAGTGACGGGCATGGAAGTGGAAATGGAAGTGAAAGCGGATGCGCTGGACGGGGCGTTCGATGCGGTGCTGGCGGCGGAAGCCGTTGATGATCTGAAGGCGTCGGTCGCGGCGTTGAAGGCGCAAGTCGATGCGCAGGCGGTCGCCGCTTCGCGGTTGCCGCTCGACGGGGCGAAGGCAGCCGATCCGGCGCGTGATGCCTTTGTCGAGCGATACCTGCGGCGCGGGATCGATGCGGGCGTCGAGATGAAAAGCCTGTCGGGGGCGACCGGCGGCGAGGGCGGCTTTGCGGTGCCGCGCGAGATCGACGGCAGCATTGCCGAAACGCTGAAATCGCTGTCGCCGATCCGTAGCATCGCGACGGTCGTGCAGACGGGAACGAGCGGGTATCGCAAGCTGGTCGCGACGGGCGCGATGGGGGCGCGATGGGGGCGGGCTGGGTCGGCGAGACCGCGGCGCGGCCCGAAACCGCGACGCGCGCCTTTGCCGAAATTGCGCCGCCGTCGGGCGAGCTTTACGCCAATCCGGCAGCGAGCCAGGCGATGCTGGACGATGCGATGTTCAACGTCGAGGACTGGCTGGCCGACCAGCTGGGGCGCGAATTTGCGGTCGCCGAGGGCAGCGCGTTCGTGACCGGCAACGGCACGAACCGGCCCAAGGGGTTCCTGACCTATGCGACCACGAACGAAGTCGACAGCGTGCGGGCGTTCGGGACGTTGCAGCATCTGGCGACGGGGACGGCAGGCGCGTTTCCGGCGGCGAACCCGCAGGACAAGCTGGTCGAGCTGGTTCATTCGCTGAAGGGGCCGTACCGGCAGGGCGCGTGTTGGGTGATGAATTCGGACACGCTGGCGCGCATCCGCAAGTTCAAGACGAGCGACGGCGCGTTCATCTGGCAGCCGGGGCTGGTCGAAGGGCAGGCGGCGACCTTGCTGGGTTATCCGGTGGTCGAGGCCGAGGACATGCCCGACGTGGCGGCGAACAGCCTGTCGATCGCGTTCGGCAATTTCCGCGCCGGTTACCTGATCGCCGACCGCGGCGAGACGCGCATCCTGCGCGATCCGTTCCTTTGTGCATTTCTATGCAACCAAAAGGGTCGGCGGTGCGATCATCGATTCACAGGCCATCAAGTTGATGAAATTCGCCGCCAGCTGATTTTTACGCTGGCGCGATGGGCGCCCGGTCCATGCTCCCTACCCCCTTTCGGGGCGGACCGGGCGCTGACTTTTCTTGATGGAGACATGGCGATGATGATGAGCCTGGTTCCGGGGGCATCCCCGGTGAGCCTGACCGAGGCGCGCGGGTGGTTGCGGCTGGGCGGTGCGAGCGACGATGCGGTGGTCGAGCCGCTGCTGCGTGCGGCGACGGCGATTTGCGAAGCCTTTGTCGGCCAGTGGCTGGTGCGGCGATCGGGCAGCGAGCTGGTGCCGGTGGTACAGGGCGCGGCGCGGCTGAGCGTGCGGCCGGTGGTCGCGGTCGACGAAGTACGGATGCTGGCGGCGGACGATAGCGAGACGGTGCTGGCGGTTGGCGATTACCGGCTGTCGCTGGCGGCGGATGGCGCGGGGCGGCTGATGATCGCGTCGCAGCATGGCGCGGTGCGGGTGCGCGTAACCTATCGCGCCGGCATGGCGGAGGCGGGCGCGGAGGTGCCCGAGGCGATCCGCCACGGCATCGTGCGGCTGGTGCAGCATCTGTACGAGGCGCGCGACGCGAAGGAGGTACCGCCGCCGCCCGCGGCGATCGCAGCGCTGTGGCAGCCGTGGCGGGCGCTGCGCCTGGGCAGCCGGCGATGAGCGGCGCCGAGCAGGCGGTGCGCGCGAAGGCGCTGGCGCTGCTGGGGGATGACGCGGAGCTGGCGGGGCTGGTGCATGGGGTTTTTGACGGCACGCCGGTGCGGGTAAACGCGCCCTATATGTCCGTTGCCGGTGCCGAGGGGGTCGATTGGGGGACCAAGGATCGGGCGGGGCGCGAGGTGCGGTTGACGCTGGCGCTGGTCGGGGTCGGTGGCGCGGTCGATGATGTGGCCGCAGGACGGATCGAGGCGGTGGTGGCGGGGCTGCGCGGGGTGGCCGATGGCTGGTCGGTGGTCAGCGCGCGGGTGGTGCGGACGCGGTTCGCGTTCGTGCGTGACGGCGGGTGGCGGCACGAGCTGGTGGTGCGGTGCCGGTGTTTGGTGGGGTAAGGCCGTCGCCCCGCGACGGCGGGGGTCGTCTGCGACCATGGGCTAGGCCGCTGGCGGCCCCCGCCTTCGCGGGGGCGACGATGCGATCACTCGCCCGGCATCGTGTTGTTGGATTTATAGTCCTTGAACTTGTCGGTGAAGTTCGCGTGGTAATCCTCGATCTGCATATCGGCGTCTTCGGTCGCGACGGCGAGTGAATCGCCGCCCGAGCGGCCGAGCGCGATCACCGCCTTGCGGAAGGCGTCGCGTTCGGTGCTGCAATTGGCTTTCAGCGCCATTTCATATTCGACCTCTTCGACCTTGGCCTCGAGCGCCTTTTTCATGTCGTCGCGCAGGCATTTGGTGAAGGCGGCGCGCGTCGTGTCGACCGCGGGCGACTGGATCATGGCGGCAAAAATCAATGACGTAATCAGCATCCTGCGACTCCCCGTTCCGCATGTTTTTCTGATGAGGAGATTAGACGATGGCAATTGAAAATGGGAGCGCTTTTCTGCTCAAGGTCGGTGATGGCGCCGCGCCGCCGACTTATGCGACGGTCGCCGGGCTGCGCACGACGCAATTGTCGGTGAACGGCGAGGCGGTGAACGTCACGACGAAGGATTCGGGCGGCTGGCGCAGCTTGCTGTCGGGTGCCGGGGTGCGATCGGTTTCGGTGAGCGCTGCGGGGATCTTTACCGGGTCGGCCGCCGAGGTGCGCGTGCGCGGCCATGCGCTGGCGGGGACGATCGACGATTATGAGCTGAGCTTCGAAAGTGGCGAGCGGCTGCGCGGGCGGTTCCTGGTGACGCGGCTGGACTATGCCGGCGATTACAACGGCGAGCGCAATTATACGCTGAACTTGGAATCGAGCGGCGCGGTGGTGAGCCTGTGAGTGCGGCGGCGAATGTCCTGCGCGGCGAGGCGGAGCTGCTGGTCGGCGAGCGGGCCTATGTGCTGCGCCCGAGTTTTGCGGCGCTGGTCGCGGCGGAGGCCGAGCTGGGGCCGCTGTTCGCTTTGGTCGAACGGGCGGCGGACGGGCGGCTGGGGCTGGGCGAGCTGGCGTCGTTGTTCTGGCATTGCGTGCGCGACCGGCCCGAGGCGTTGACGCGCGAGGCGGTGGGCGAAGCGGTGGTGGCGCAGGGGCTGGCGGCGGTGACCCCGGCGCTGCGCGTGCTGCTGGGGCAGATTTTGGCAGGGCGGTGAGCGCTTTCGTTCGAGCAGGAAGAAAGCAGGATCTCACACAAAGACACAAAGGCACAAAGATGTCGCGTTGGGCGATGTGTCATCCGGTCGCGTGGCGGTCGTGCTAGGTCGCGGCGATACGGGCTTGGCTGCGGCTTCGCCGCAACTGCTTCTTCTTCGTGCCTTTGTGTCTTTGTGTGAGATTCCTTTGAACCGGCGCTTGGGGAGTGGGCAAGGATGAGTTCCCGAACCGAGGCGGCTAGCGGGCAGGCTTTTGGTCCGTGCGCCGTGCGGCTGCTGGGCGTCATGGCGCGGGTCGCGGGGTGGTCGCCCGACATTTTCTGGAATGCGACGCCCGCCGATGTGCGGGCGGTGCTGGCGGGGTGGGTCGAGGCGGGCGGCGATGCCGGTTTCGACGGCGCCGCGCTGGAGGCACTGATGGAGCAATTTCCCGATGGACGAGATTGACGAGATGGTGGTGGCGGTGCGCGCCGACACCGGGGCGTTCCGGCGCGACATTGCGGCGCTGCGCGCCGAACTGGGCGGCGAACTGGTCGGTGAGGCCGAGCGCGCCGGGCGCGCGATCGACCGGGCGCTGAGCCGCGCGATCGTCAATGGCAAGCTGGGGTTCGAGGATTTGAAGCGGCTGGCGCTGTCGGTGATGGCCGACATCGCGCGCGCGGCGGTGACGAACGGCATTGGCGCGGCGACCGGTGGCCAGGGCGTTGGCGGCGGGTTGCTGTCGCTGGGCCAGAGCCTGCTGCTCGGGCTGTTCGGGGCGCCGGGGCGCGCGACCGGCGGGCCGGTAAGCGCAGGGCGCGCGTACCGGGTCGGCGAGCGCGGGCCGGAGTTGTTCGTGCCGACCGCGAGCGGGCGGGTCGAAGCGGCGGGCGGCGCAGCGCGCGATATTGCGATTACCGTGAATGTGCGGGGCGAGGTCGGGAGCGAACCGCAGCGGCTGGCGCAGACCGGGCGGCAGCTGGCGCGCGCGGTGCGGCGGGCGGTGGTGAGCGGCGAGGATTAGGCGCGCCTGTAAGCCCCTCCCCTTCAGGGGAGGGGATGTCGCAAGCTGGAAAGGCGGTTGTGATGGGCTGGGCATTGGTGGCGGCCGGTGAGCCGCATCATCGCAAGGGGTGGGTCAAGCGGTTCGATCCGCCGTATTGGACGGTCGATTTTGCGCGGCCGATGATGGCGAGCGTGACCAATCCGGCGCCGCGGGCGCTGCGCGTCGAGGCGGTTTTTTATCGCAAGCAGGATCTGGCAGGGCTGATCTGGGAGAGCGCGGATCGCTGGGATCATCCGCTGCTTGCCTATGAGACGAAGCGCGATTTTCGGCGCACGCGGCTGAAATTCCGCTGGCGGTCGGATGGGGTCAAGCCGCTCGATGCACTGCACGGGCCGACGCTGACGATCGAGGGGCGCGACGCGGCGGGGAGCCCGCGCGCCTGGTATGTGCGGCTGTGGAATTATGCCGTGGGCAGCGCCGAGGATGCGGTCGTCACGCTCGATTTCGGTGCGCTGGATGGCGGGTTCCTGCTGCCCGGCGAGGCCGATACGGTGTGGGCGGGCGACGTGGACCGGATGTTCATCTCGCTGGTGACGCCGACTTACGACGGCGGCGAGGGTGCGCTGGCGGCGCCGGTCGAGGGCTGGGCCGAGATGACCGATATTGTTTGTTCCGGGTCGGGGTCGGTGCTGGCGATTGGCGATGCGGTGCTGCCCGAAACGGCGCTCGGCATGACCAATGGTTATGACGATTGCTATCACCTGACCCCGGCGCGGGTCGTGCGGCAGATTGTGCAACTGGGGTACCGCGGCGACGTCGTCCATTATGTCGGGATGAGCCATTATATGCGGCTCGAGGCGCTGGGCGGCGGTTTTTATGTCAGCCTGGCCGGCGGGGTGCTCAACCGACCGACCGCCGAATGGCACCGCGCGCTGGCGGCAGCGTGCGCGGCGGCGGGGCTGGGGCTGATCTGGTCGCTGTCTTACGAACTGTTCGACGCTTATTGCTGGAACGACTGGAAACAGCGGGGTGCCGATGGCGCGCCTGCGCTGACCGGCTGGGTGCCGCCGTCGACCTTGCTGTCGCCCGCCAATGCGGCGGCGATGGGATATTTGCAGCTGGTCGCGCGGGCGTTTGTCGCGATCGGGCGCGACGCCGGATTGCCGCCGAAGTTTCAGGTCGGCGAGCCATGGTGGTGGGTCAATCCGGGCGGCAAGCTGTGCGGTTATGATGGCGCGACGAATGCCGCGCTGGGATCAGCGAGCGTGGCGATTGCCGATGTGCGCGGGCCGCTCGATGCGGCGCAGCGCGCGATGCTCGATGCCTTGGGGGCGTTGCTTGCGACCTCGACCGCGGCGCTGGTCGCGGCGGCGCGTCACGAGGCAGGGCGGCGGGGCTGGATTCGCTGCTGCTGGTGTTCCTGCCGACGGTGCTCGATCCGGCGGCGCCCGAATTGCGGCGGGCGAATGTGCCGCCGGGGTGGGCCCGGCCCGCCTTCGATGTCTTGCAACTGGAAGATTATGACTGGGTGACCGCGGGGCGCGGCGCCGAGACGGTGCCGGCGCGCGCGGCGATGGTGCAGCGGCTCGGCTATCCGGTTCACGAACAACATTATTTTTCGGGCTTCGTGCTGAACGCGGAGGACCGCGGCCAGTGGCGGGCGATTGCCGATGCCGCCGATGCGGCGCGGCGCGCGGGAGTGGCGCGGACATTCGTGTGGGCGCTGCCGCAGGTCGCGCGCGACGGCTTTGTGGCGTTTGACGGGGAGGATGCGGTGCAGGCTTTCGATGCGGTGGATTTCCCGCTGGCGATCGGGCGCGAGGCGATGGTCGCGACCGAATTTTCGACCCAGATCGTGAGTTCGCCGTCGGGGCATGAGCAGCGCGCGAGCGAATGGGCCGAGGCGCGGATGCGGTACGACGCGGGGCCGGGGCTAAGGTCCGAGGCCGATGTGCGGACGCTGGCGGAATTTTTCCGGGCGCGGCGCGGGGCGGCCCGGGGGTTCCGCTTTCGCGATCCGTTCGATGCGAGTTCGGCGGCGGATGGGGGCTTGCCGGCGGCGGGGGATCAGATGCTGGGGACGGGTGACGGGGTGCGGCGGCAGTTTGCGCTGGTGAAACGCTATGGTGCTGGGGATGCCGAGCAGGTGCGGACGATCCGGCTGCCGGTGGCGGGCAGCGTGCGGGTGTCGGTCGATGGGATCGAGACGGCGGCGTTTGTGGTGACCGGCGACGGCGAGGTGTTGCTTGACGCCGCACCCGCGGTCGGGGTGGCGGTGCGCGCGGGGTTTCGCTTCGACGTGCCGGTGCGTTTTGCCGAGGATCGGCTGGAAGCGAGCCGCGCGACCTTTTTGGCGGGCGAGATCGCCAGCGTGCCGCTGGTCGAGGTACGCGCGCCGTGGTGATGGCCGCAGTTGGTCGTTTTTCACCGTAGCTCTGAGCCTGTCGAAGGGCGCCTATCCGAGAAGCGCCCTTCGACAGGCTCAGGGCTACGGTGTTTGGGTGAGGCGGAAGCAGAATGATGCCGGAAAGTTTTACTACGGCGCCTGACTGGCTGCGCGCGGAAGTGGTGACGCTGGCGTGGTGCTGGCGGCTGGCGCGGCGCGACGGGGTGGTGATCGGGCTGACCTCGCACGACCGCGACCTGATGGTCGGCGGGCTGCTCTATCGCGCCGCGCCGGGGATGAAGCCGTCGGCGCTGGAGACAAGCGACAGCCTGGAGGCGGCGACGATGGACCTGGAGGGCGCGATCGCGAGCGATGCGATTGCGGCGCGCGACCTGGATGCGGGGCGGTGGGACGGGGCGGAGCTGGAGCTGTTCGTGACCGACTGGACCGCGGCTGACGCGGCGCCGGTGACGGTGGCGCGCGGATCGCTGGGCGCGATCGAGCGGCGCGGCGCGGCGTTTGCTGCGGAATTGCAGGGCGTGACGCGGCTGCTCGACCGGCCGGTGTGCCCGGCGACGTCGCCGTCGTGCCGCGCGATGCTGGGCGACCGGGCGTGCCGGGTCGATCTGGCGCCGTTGACGCATGTCCGGCGGGTGGTGGCGGTCGATGGGCGCGCGGTGACGCTGGATAGCGCGGCGCCGAACATTGCTTTCGGCGAGCTGTTGTGGATCGAGGGCGCGAATTGCGGGCTGGGAAGCCCGGTGATTGCTGCCGACGGCGCGGTGTTGCAACTGGCCGAGGGACCGGTGTTTGCGGTGGCGGAGCCGGTGCGGGTGCGGCTGACCCAAGGCTGCGACAAGCAGCTCGCGACGTGCCGCGAGCGGTTTGGCAATGCGATCAACTTTCGCGGCGAGGCGCATCTGCCGGGCAATGATCTGCTCACACGGTATCCCGGTGGGTGATCGCTCGCGACAGGATGTGGGCGCCCGCGCCTTTGTCCGCGCCCGGCGGCTGGTCGGGGTGCGGTTCCGGCCGCAGGGCTATGATCCCGCGACCGGGCTCGACTGCGTCGGGCTGGTGTGGGCGGCTTATGCCGCGGCGGGACGGCGGCTGGTGCGACCGCGCGATTATCCGCTGCGCGGTTGGTCGCGCGAGCGGATTGTCGCGGCGCTAGGGCGCGCCGGTTTCGCCGCCGTCGACGGGCCGCGGCAGAGCGGCGATGTGGCGCTGGTGGCGCTGGCGGCCGGGCAATTTCACCTGGTCCTGATGGGCGCCGATCGCTGCGTCCACGCGCATGCCGGGCTGCGGCGGGTCGTCGAGACGCCGCTCGACGCCGGGCTGATGGCGGCGCCGCGCTGGCGGCTGACACAGGAGGCGTAAGCGATGGCAACTTTGGTGCTGACGGTGGTCGGCGGCTTTATCGGCGGTCCGGTCGGGGCGGCGATCGGCGCGAGCCTGGGGCAGCAGGTCGATGCAGCGATTTTCAAACCCAAGGGACGCGAGGGACCGCGGCTGGCCGACCTGAAGGTGCAGGCGTCGACCTACGGCCAGCAGATCCCGCAATTGTTCGGGACGATGCGCGTCGCGGGCAGCGTGATCTGGGCGACCGATCTGATCGAACGACGGACCAAGAGTGGCGGCGGCAAGGGGCGGCCGTCGGTGACCGAATATAGCTATGCGGTGTCGCTGGCGGTGGCCCTGTCGTCGCGGCCGATCCGCGCGATCCGGCGGATCTGGGCCGACGGCAATCTGCTGCGCGGGACGAGCGGGACGTTTCAGGAGCGCTGTATCTTTCGCTGGCACGATGGCAGCGAGGATCAGGCGGCCGATCCGCTGATCGCGTCGGCGATCGGCCCCGCGTCGGCGAGCGGCTTTCGCGGGCTTGCCTATGCGGTGTTCGAGGAGCTGGAACTGGGCGCGTTCGGCAATCGCATCCCGTCGCTGACCTTTGAGGTCGAGGCCGATGCGGGGAGTGTCGATGCCGGGATGATCGGCAACGCGCTGCTCGGAGAGGCCGGGCGCTGTGCGGGCGAATGGCCCTTTGCGGGCTATGCGGCGTCGGGTGACCGGGCGCGCGATGCGCTGGCGCCCCTGTTCGAGGTCGACGGCGTGCGGCTGGCGAGCGGTGCGGACGGTTGGCGGCTGGTCCCCGCGACGCGGACCGGGGCGCCGCTGGCTTTGGCCGGCTTTCGTGAGGCACGGCGCAGCGAGGTGGAAAGCGATGCGATCGAGCGGCAACGCGCGCCGCTGGCGGCGTTGCCGGGGTCGATCCGGCTACGCCATTATGAGCCCGAGCGCGACTATCAGCTGGGTCAGCAGGGCAGCGCGGTGGCGGGCGGCGGGGTACGCGAGGAGCGGATCGACCTGCCCGCGGTGCTCCCGGCATCGTCGGCGCGGGCGCTGGCGCAGCGACTGGCCGCGGCGGCGGCCGACGGGCGCGAGACGTTGGTCTGGCAGGGCGATCTGGCGGCGCTGGCGCTGCCCGTTGGACGGACCGTCGAGCTCGCTGATGGCAGCGCGTGGCGGCTGGCGGGGCGGAATGTGCGGGCAAACGAGATCAGGCTTGAGCTCAAGCGATACCAGCCCGTGCCGATTGCCGAGCTTCCCGCCGCACCGGGGACGCCGGTGCGTCCACCCGACTGGCCCGATGCGACCGGAACCGTGATGCTGTTCGATCTGCCCAATTTGGGGAGTCCGGGCGCCGCGGCGGCGCGGATACTGATCGCTGCGGCGGGGAGCAACGATGGCTGGCGCGGCGCCGATTGCTGGTTCGTCGCTGCGGCCGATGCCGAACCGGTCGCGATCGGCACGGTGCGGCCGGCTGCGGCGCTGGGACATCTGGCCGAACCGCTGGCGCCGGGCAGCGAATATCTGGTCGATCGCGTCCATGCGGCGCTGGTGACGCTGGTCAATCCGTCGATGACATTGGAATCGGTCGACGACGCCGCACTGCTGAGCGGCGCCAACCGGGCGATGCTGGGCGCGGAAATGCTGCAATTCGGGACGGCGGAACCCGTGGGGGCAGGTGTCTGGCAGTTGTCGCGGCTGCTGCGCGGGCGGGCGGGAACCCGCTGCGCGGAGGTGCATGCGGCCGCGACGCCGTTCGTGCTGCTTGACGATAGCGCGCCGATGCTGCTGCCCGAGGCGCTGGCGCATGTCGCCGAAAACGGTGCTGCGCGGTTGCAGTGGGCACCGCGCGGGGGGGCGGCGATGACCGAGGTGGCGATCGCCGCCGCGGGTGCCGCGCTGGTACCGCTGGCGCCCATTCACGGGCGGATAACGCCCGACGGCACGGGGGGCGTGTTGCTTGGTTGGCGGCGGCGCAGCCGCGTCGACACCGGCTGGCGCGACCATGTCGACCTGCCGGTCGGGGAGGGGCGGGAGGCGTGGCGCATCAACTTGTCGCCCCCGGTCGCGGGGATCGGGCCATGGGAGTGCGCAACGCCCGATCTGCATATCGGCGCGGACATCTTGGCCGTTTTGCCGCCGGGAACGAGCATCGCGATCCGCCAGGTTGGTGACTTCGCGCCGTCGCCGCCCCTGTTGTTGCCCGTGACATAG